CACCACTTAAATTAGTACCACTATTTAATCTCATTCCATTTTCAGCTCCTAAACATACAATCACATCATGTCCATTAGCTAATTGTTGATTAAGCTGTGCAAATATTACTAATTTACTTTTAGCCAACAATTTTACCTGATTCTGATCTGCTGTAGCTAATTGATTTAATTTCATTGTTATCTGTGGAGTATAGTAAATAGTTCCAGCTTCTGTAGAACCTACAATAGATTCTGTTAAACTAGATTCACCACGTGGTAAAGCATATCTGTAAAGTTTACCAGCAGCAGCAGCATCACCCATTTCTATGTCGGTAATTTCACCTGCTGACCTTACTATACCTGTACCTAATACTTCACCTGTTGCAACTGCTTTATCAAACGTATCATAAACTCCAAAATAAATATATTTGATTCCACCTGCGATTCTATCACAAGTCAATCCTCGTCCTTTAGTTAATGCTGTACACGCCATATTTAATTTGTTTTAAAAGTTAAAAACAGAGGGTATATTTCAACCCTCTATTTTGTATTATTATGATTGTCTTACTATATCTGCTCCAACTCCTGTTTGAACTCCTGCTGAATATCTTGCTACTAATCTCATGTTATCTGAACCATCAAGGTTAGCCATATCCATAATAGAAATTCTAGTTGCATCTGAAAGTAAATCAGTTCCAAAGAAAAGATTTGATTTTTCAGCAGCTACTAATTGATTTTCTGCCATACCTGGACAAACTGCAATTTTATATCCTTCAAATACAGGCTCATAATCACCATTCATATTGTAAGCATTAACATATCCTAATGTAGATACTGCTGAAATATAAAAAGCATAAGTCTTAGGACTCATGTAGATGTGTAAATCTTCCTTTCTTAATATTGCTGAAACATTAGCTGCCATATCAGCAGTTAAAGTTTGTAAATTAGCAATAATGTTATCTGCTGTATAAGCTGCTGAAGCTGAAGATTGAATAACTGTTGCATCAACACCTGGTAATAAGTAACCTGTTGCTGCTCCTAAGAATCCGTTAAATTTCCCTGCTACTGCTGTACCTTCCCAGATACTTTCTTCTGTTGCTTGTGCTATAATATCAGCCATGTAAGATATAACATAGTCATCAAAAGATGCTGGTGGAGGTGCTCCTGCTCCTGCTCTCATTTGTAATGCTTCCCATGAATCTAGTAATGTAGATTTACAAAGATCCATATTAATTTGTAAGTTTTTAGGTTCTAACACTTTTTCTGTTAGTGCTAATGTACCTGTTGGTGTAAAGTTACAAGTTGCATCCTGAATGATACTTGAACCTGCCATACGTTGAATGTTCGACTTGAATTTGATATTTTCTATCAAAGTTAAGTAATCTAATGATTTTGCTTCTTTTAATGCTGCTGAAATGTAAAATCCAGCTGCCTTACCTGCAAAATTGCTAGTCGTTGTGAATGTTGTTGCCATAATTTTTTATTTATTTATTTAAGTTATATAAAAATCTTTCTTGCTTAGAAAGTTTGTTGTATTGTGTTCTGTTTAGTGTTGGTCTATCTGCACTAAATTTATTTGTATTAACAGGTGCGTCTGCTGGACTTTCTGCTAATTCAGTTTTAAGTTTTTCGTTTTCAGCTTTTAATTTCTTAATTTCATCTTCTGCTGAAAATTCAACTACTTCAGTTGTTTTAATTGTTTTAGGATTTGTTGATGGTGCTTCAGTTTCATCTGACATTTCTTCAACGTCATCATCACCTCCTACTTTTTCTTCTTTTAGCTTTGCAACCGCTATTTCGAGATTTTCGATACGCTTCTCCATACCACGCCAATCAGCTACATCAGCTTCTTCATCATAATCTTCATTATCTTCTTCTGCTAATTCTTCAGCAGTATCTTCCTGCTCAGTTTCAGAAACTAAGACCTCAGCTACGATACCTTCTTCTTCAACTCTAAAAGATTCACCTGTATCTAACTTATAAGTTCCAACAGGTAATAATATTGTAGTGCCATCTTCAGTTAATACTGAAATGTCTACACCT